CTCTTTGAATGTATTTGATCTAGCAAATAGGGATGGAAATATACGATATGGAAATGTATATGGATTTTCGCCACGTACAAATGATACATATCCGGTTGCTTTTCTTCGCAATGTATCCTCGCCAATCGTTGTGCCATCTTCCTTAATTAACAAATTGCCAGTCTTATCAAATACATCATTTATTTCAATGGTTGAACGACGATCATTTAAGTTCATTAAATTAAGAAGCCATATTACTTCCTTGTAACTATTATACATGGGTGTGGCAGATAACAATAGTAGTCGCAAGTTATCTACATATTTCACCAACTTGAATAATTCTTGCGCCACGCGTTTATCTTGTTTATCGTCGCTTATTCTAATGTTATGAACCTCGTCAATAATGACTAATCTGTTATTAAAGTGGCGTTTTAATTTGCGTATCATTTCGGCCTTGTTTTGTTTTGGGTCTTCTTCGTCGACTGCCGATTTCTTCGATATATAATTGGCGAATTCTATGTATCCTAAAAACAAGTAGGAATTATTGATAATACTGTTAATTTGTTTTACAACTCGTTCTTTTGACAGACCCTTCATGTTCATTGGATTAATCTCTTTTAAATATTTATTACCCGTACATGCTCGTAAATTCCATAATCCGTCGACTAGTTTTAATTTTCTCTCATCGAACAATTGTAATTTGAAATTCTCTTGGACGTTAGGTGATGCGACTACAATAATACGTTGTGTAATTCCTAATTGGTTAAGATAAGTTCTCATCTCTTCAGCAATCGTAATGGCACTACATGTTTTTCCAGTTCCTAAACCATGATATAATAATAAACTGTTATATGGAGTTTGAAAGCTTAAAAAATTACGAACAAATAATTGATGCGGAACTAATTCAAAATCGGCTTCACATAATTTTTTGGCTTGTTCTTCAATATCATAAATTGTTCCGTCATATGTTGATTCGTTGAATTCTTGCTTTTCGGCAATTTTAATATTGAAATTGGGGTCGTCTAATGATGGATATAAATTTGCGAATTTATCATCGTGATCTGAAATGTATTTACGATTTAATAGCTCTTTATTATTTAAAAAAGTATTGTAATCTTTATCGTCTAAATCTATTTTTTCAAAATTCTCATTGAAAACCGTTTCAATGTTTTCTTCCGTTAAAGGAGGAATGTCTTTTTTTAATTTTAATTTCATGGTCTTTTTTACTTTTGACTTTTCCATAATACCTTATATATTATTAATATAATCTAATATCATTAAATAATTTATTAGATTATCAATATCATTAAATAATTTATTAGATTATCAATATAACCGATATTGTTGTAATGTTATGTTCAACTTCGTTAAAATGTTAATTTTTTCTAAATTATATGGTCTAATATGTTGTAAACATTCATCGTACTTCAACCACCTCACCTCGCTCACTTCCGTTTCTTGAAATGAATTGGATGGTTCAATATTGGAATCAATATGACCTACAAAATATTTGTGCTTGTACGATTTCATATTTGAACCGGTAAATATTTCCTCATATGGAATAATATTTTGGATGAGTCGCACGTCACTTCTTACAAATCCAGTTTCCTCTTCAAATTCTCGCAACGCACAACTTAAATCCTTTTCTTGATAATTACGTCTTCCCTTTGGAAACCCCCATTCAGTATCTTCCCAGTTTGACTTACTCTCGTTTAATATTTGTTCTAAATTATATTCTTGTGTATTGTCAACGCCGTTTGTTAAAGCATCAAATTTGTCCTTAGATGTTCGTTCTTCGCCTCTATATTGAATACCTACTTGTTCACCCCACAAATATGTCCATAATTCTTCAAATGTAGACGTTTTTATTAGCTCTCGTTCATGTATGGACATTTCATTAAAAACGTTTATCAAATAGTCGTAATTATGTAATGGATATTTACCTCTCATAAATTCGACGAACCCTAAACTATGCTTACGTTTAATCATCAAATATTGTATGTTATTTTCATACATTCTAAAAATAATAATACCAATGCTTGTAATGGGGTGCTTACAATTATGAAAAGCGTGCCCGCTTACACCACAATTGTTACATATATTAAATAATTTGTTATTCATAATAGTTATATGTTTATTTGTACATCTTTTTATATCGTTTCTAATTAATGACAGAAAAAATATTTGATCCAGTTGTATGGGGACCTCATTTTTGGTTCATGTTAATGACACTGGCCGTTTCTTATCCGTTAAAAGCGAATGATGTGACCCAAAAAAAATATTATGACTTTCTAACCAATCTTCCGTTATTTATTCCTCATCCACAAATAGGAAATAAGTTTAGTGATTTGATGGATAAATATCCGGTTTCGCCGTATTTAGAAGGAAAGGACTCATTTCTAAAATGGGTTCATTTTATTCATAACAAAATCAATACGCAAATAGGCAAGGATGAGATGACATTGACTGAGGCACTAGATGCTTATTATGAGCAGTATAAGCCAAAAGAAATTATATTGCGTGAGCAAGTAAAGTATAGAAAAAAGCTAATATTTGGTGGGATTATAGTTGGATTGTTAATTGGCGGATACTATTTGTATAAAAAATAATTATTCTCTCGTCAATATAAATATGAATAAAATAAATGGACCAAATAAAACTATGAAAAACCGACATTCAAGACATTCAATAAAAGGACGACAACAACACCTAATAAAAAAGCATAAAACTCTAAAAAGATCCAGAAATCGTCTTGGTGGAGTAGCAATCGCGTCTGGAGGCTTTGGCTGTATATTTAACCCAGCGTTAAAATGTAAAAATGAAAAAACGATATCGTCTGGTGTTAGTAAAATGTCCATAGAACAACATGGTAAACAAGAGATGTTAGAAATTGATCGAATAAGAGATAAATTAAAGGGGGTGGCAAATTATAGTAAATATTATCTCTTAGATGTTAAAATATGTAAACCAGATAAACTAACTGTTGAAGATATGAAACAATTCGATAAAAAATGTTTTTCGTTGACTAGGTATAACATAAATGAAAAGAATGTGAATAATAGGTTGGACCGATTGACTATATTAAACATGCCTGATGCCGGTGTAGATTTAAAAGAATGGTTGATTGATAATGGCAAAATTACTAGGAAAAAAATGATATTATTGAACAAAATGATAATAAAATTGCTTAAAAATGGTATTCGACCTATGAATAAACGCGGTGTAATTCACAATGATTTAAAAGATAGAAACGTCATGGTAGATGCTGAATTAAATGTTCGCATAATTGATTGGGGTTTGGCAGGTGTAGTAAAGGATAATAAAATACCGACTGAAATTATGAATAGACCGTTACAGTTTAATACGCCATTTTCATCCATGATGCTGTCCGAGGAATTTAAATTAAACTATGATGTATTTTTAAATCGCGTAAAAGAGGGTAATATGTTGTTTAATAGAACGAATGTGAGAAATTATGTAATAAATGAATATTTAATTAAATTGGCCAGATATTATGGTTATTATGATGATAATGTAGTTCTATTTAAAATGATTTTCTCTCCAGGCATCAGTGACGAGACCTTTCTATCTGAAGTAAAGCGCGACAATCTTATTGAATATGGCTATTATCTATACTACTTGTCAAACTATATAACCGATATTTTAATGAAATATACGAGCTCATCGCTACAGTTTGATGTGAATAAATATTTCATGGATGTATATTTATATAACAGTGATGTATTTGGTATGATGACTGTATATTATAATTACTTTGAATTGGATTCAGAAAATATAGAATTGGATGAAGATACGAGAAAAATATATCTGAATAGAATACGATCACTACTTGTTGAAAACATATATTCAAATGGTGGAGAGAAAATCAATATTAATAAATTAATAAAAGCCATTGTAGAATTAAATAATGTTATTAAGCATGATAATAATCTAGGCCGTGCTTCATCAAAACGCAATTATTCTATTAGCAAAGATATTACACGTGTTGTTATGTAAATCTTGTAAAATTATGGAAAATATTGCTATTGATTTACCGACAAATAATAATTTACATGTGTAAATGTGTACAAATTCTATTTTTTTTAATATGTATTATATAATATATAATGCATATATATTACGGGATTGCCAATAATTATATTGATGTTACAGAAATTTGTTATTCTCGCTTAAATAATAACAATATTATCAAAATTCCAGCTGGGGATAATAGTAGAACACCATATTTTGGAGACCCTTTATACGGAACTCTAAAAAAAATTTTTATATTCAATAATGGTGACCAATCTGAATATGACGATTTACATACAATTAAAATTAATATAATGGATAATACAATTACTACCACACATATTGGTTATGTAAATAATAAACTAGCAAATTTACATTCTAGTTTAAAAATTATGTATGGTAATTTTAGCGAAGAATTTCCTGAACAAAAAATGGCTGCTAGCTATTTAACTGGAAGTGAAAAAGTGTTAGAAATTGGAGGCAACATTGGGAGAAATTCATTAATTATTGCTTCTATTTTAGAAAATGATACGAATTTCGTAACATTGGAGTGTGATGTAAATATAGCAAGACAATTAACTGAAAATCGTGATCTAAATCATTTTAACTTTCACATAGAGAGCTCAGCATTATCAAATAGGAAATTAATACAACGTGCGTGGGATACTATACCAAGTGATATTTTACAAGATGGATATACATGGGTTAACACGATTACCTTAAGCGAATTAAATACTAAATATAATATTGAGTTCGACACATTAGTATTAGACTGTGAAGGGGCATTTTATTACATTTTAATGGACATGCCTGAAATATTAAATAATATAAAATTGATAATTATGGAGAATGATTATCATGATATAGCTAATAAACGATATGTAGACGAAATATTATTAAAAAATAATTTTTACAGAGATTATGCAGAATCTGGTGGGTGGGGTCCGTGTCAGAATAATTTTTTTGAAGTATGGAAAAAATAAGCGTAAAAGTCGAATGTAACGGATTTACACCATTGAAGATTTAATATTTACAAAAAAATAAACTTTATAAATATTATATGAAATTAGAAATATTAATTTTAGCAGTATCTGGATTTTTAATAGCAAATACCTATTATGATGGAAATTATATCAAAATATTACAATCATGGCAAAAATATTTTAAAATGGCTGGATTCGCATTTGCCGGGCTAAGTATATATTTGTATTTGAAAAAGAATCCAAATCGTTCACAATCACTAGTCCAAGAATTATCAAATATTGTGAAATTTATGCCTAGTGCTAAGTCCACTCTTGATATTTTTACGCCATTTACTGACTTTACAAATCAAACACCTTTTATGGGTGGTGCTATGGGTGCTATGGGTTCTATGGGTGGTATGGGTGGTATGGGTGATTCACCAAATCAATATCAACCACAACAACAACAGCAAATTCAACGCATGATGGAATCTGGAAAAACTGGTACAAAAAGATGTGTAAGTGAAACAAAAAAGAAATTTGTCGCCTCACAACAAAATTGGAAATGTGGACACTGCCAAAAACAATTGCCAGCGTGGTTTGAAGTAGATCATAAAATACGTTTAGACAACGGTGGCTCAAATCACGTTGATAATTTAGTAGCTTTATGTAGAGATTGTCATGGACGAAAAACGGCGATGGAAAATCTTTAATTTATTTCTAATGGTTTAGTAATGGGAGGAAATAAACAAACAGGGGATATGAGTAAAACAGAAGAAGTTATAAATAAGAAGAATCAGTTTGGTGGCGCAGATCCAATTAAACCGATATACGATTCTTCTGCTCCAAATATAGGAAGAAAAGTATTAAACGGACTACAGTATGTATGGGCATTACTTGTATATTATGTTACCGTGTATAAATACGAAACGACATACTTATTATGTCTTTTAGCATATATTACTGCTATTATTTTACTCTACGTATTCAATCCAAAAGGACTAATCAGTGAAGATAATAAAACTGGAATGATATTTTTAAGTATATTCGGCGCTGGTATACTCATCACTACATTTATAATTTATCTCTCAAAGAAGGAAGAATTCGGAAATGAAACGAAACCGACTCTTCTTAGTATATTGGGAAAAAGCCTTACAATGTTATTTTCATTAGGCCTAGCAATAGCTGTTATCTATTTATTATTTTATCTAGGTACGTATTTTTCGAATTTCACTACTTTTTTCTTATTCGGTCTGAATGCTTTAATCATTATTGGATTAATAACTATACTCGTGAAATATTATGGTATTCATGGCGGAGAACCGTCTCACGAAAAACCAACTGGATTCAAATTATTTCTTAGAATGTTATTCAATGTAATTACATATATTCCGTGTTTAATACTGGACTTGGTTGATTATATAAAATATCAATATCAAATCACTACAAAACCGATTGTTATTATTTTACTAGTTGAATTGATTCTAATTGGAATTTACTTTACATATCAATGGATAATGGAACAAGTATTAACACACAATGCTACACAATTATTGAAAAGACCTGTAAATTTAAATATAGAAACCAATTTAGGATCGTTTCGTGATGTAAATTTCGTAGATGAAAAATTTCAATACAAATATGCGATATCTAGCTGGATATTCATAGATTCATTTCCACCAGAAACGAATTCAAACTATGACGAATACACGTCTATATTAAATATAGGAAACAAACCTAACATTTTATTTAATGTCGCCAAAAATAAATTGAGATTTAAAATGGAATTGGCTGGTAAAATCGAAAAAATAATTTATGAAACGACCGATTTTAATATGCAAAGATGGAATAATATAATAATAAATTACGACGGCGCCACACTAGATATATTTATAAACAATAAACTCGTATCGTCTACACCTGGTGTTGTTCCATATAATGATAATACAATGATGACGGCTGGTACAAATCGCGGTATACTTGGTGGTGTATGTAATGTGAATTATTTTAAGGAGAATATTTCATTGGGAAAAATAAATTGGATATATAATTCGGTAAAAGATTTAAACCCTCCAGTACTTTAGAAAATTTCTAATGATATATATATTATGGATCTATCCGTTAGAAATATTGTAATAGGAGTCGTTCTAGTATTATTAATAATACTTGTTATTCGATGGTTGTGGAGTGATCAAACTAAACTTGCTGGTATGAACGATGGTACCAAGGTTACAAAAATATCGTCAAGTGATTTAGCACAAAGTAATTCGTCTAATTATGCTTATTCCGTGTGGATGTACATTGAAGATTGGAGTTACAGATATGGCGAACCTAAGATTGTACTAGGTAGATTGGACGATGAATTAAACCCTAGTCCGGCTATTGTTTTAGGAGCAATTGAAAATAACTTGAGAGTTGAAACAACCGTTTATTCATCGTCGGATGTCAATAATTCGTCAAAGCATACGTGTAATGTGGACAATATTCCGATTCAAAAGTGGGTGAATGTAATTGTCAGTTTATACGGAAGAACAATGGATGTATATATTGATGGTAAGCTTGTGCGAACATGTGTTTTACCAGGTGTAGCAAAAATATCGAACACTGCGCCTCTATATATCACACCAAATGGTGGGTTTTCCGGCTACACATCAAATATTAATTATTACGCAAATTCTTTGAATCCTCAGGAGGCGTATAATATTTATCGTGACGGGTATGGTGGTAGTGCTTTTAACTTCCCATATAAGCTTAAGATAGAGTACTTGAAAGATGGTAAACAACAAGGTAGTGTAACAATTTAAACGGCAAAACAGTGAAACAATGAAACAATAAAATTTAATATTATATCTAAATTTCTTATGTATTATATATAAGAAATGTCAGAATATGGAACGATTTCCTCCGGTGCTGGAGTATTTGATAATTTTAAAAGTAGTAGTGAAGTTGACGGAACAAAAGAATTTTTGGAATCAAATGGTTTAGTGGCAAAAGTTGCCTTTTTACTATTAGTTTTAGTCGTATTTGTCATTGCTGTAAGATTTAGCGCACAATTACTATCTTGGTTGTTTTCATATAATAATCAACCCTACTTGATAGATGGTATGGTCAACGCCAAAAATATGATGGTTATACCACAAGATCCTAACAATAAAAGTTCTATTCCCATTATTCGATCGGATAATGAAGCAAATGGTATCGAATTCACTTATTCGGTCTGGATATTTATTGATGATCTAGTATATCAACAAGGTCAGTATAGACACATTTTCCACAAGGGAAATGATAATATTAATTACACGAGTCAACCGACTGGTATGAATCAACCAAATAACGCACCTGGATTGTATATTGCCCCCAATACCAATGCTTTAGTAGTAGTTATGAATACATTCAATGATATTGAGGAGAAAGTTACAATTGATGATATTCCTATGAATAAATGGATATGTGTCCAGTTGCGTGTTGAAAATCACCAGCTCGATACATATATTAATGGTAAATTGGCAAAACGATTGATTATGAAGGGTGTCCCTAAGCAAAATTATGGCGATGTATTTGTTGGCATGAATGGTGGCTTTTCTGGATATATATCCGATTTGCGATATTTCAACTATGGTTTAGGAACTGAAAAGATCCAAAGTATTGTTGATAGTGGTCCTAACCTTAAAATGTTAGGTCAAAATATGAATGATAGTGATCCCAAATATCTTTCCTTGAGATGGTTCTTCATGGGTAGCAAAGACGGTTACAACCCTTAAATATCTACTATCTACCGATGGTTTAATTATCGATCCATAATTTAGTTTTATAACAACAATAATCTCAATTGTTATTATATACATAGTTGAATGTCAAATCTATATACACCGATTACCCAAACAATAGAATCTGGATATTATTACAATTATGGTACTAGTTTTTTTTATTCTACTATACCGAATTATGTTATAGGTTCTAATTCTATTAAGGGTGAATTTACATTGGAAACGATTTCAATCATTTCTTCATATTCATACGGACTTGCTATTAAAGTAACTAGTCTTGTAGGTGATATCTATTATATTAAATGGGCCAATAATTTAACCGTATCACCCGCTATATTTAATAATAGTAATTTAACTACAAATATAAACGAGGCACTTTTATTCGAAAGAGTGACATACGACGAACTAAAAAATATGTTTTCCCCCCCGTGGACTGGATTTGCTGCAGCACTCGGTCCCGGATATACAGTAGCTGTTAATCAATGTTGGTTAAGAATACTTAATTATAGAGATATCACACAATATCAATATTTTAAAATTCATTTTCAAGATCTTCAGGGCGGATTGTTAACTTTAGATAATGTAACTATTAATGTAGATGATAGAGCGAATGAAGGACAATCATGGAATATAGAACCTTATTACCTTCTGCCTCCAACAAATGGCTGTGAATGGAATCGAGAACTTGCGAATCTAACAACAATATGGTCAAGAGCATCTGGTGATTGTGTAGATTTGACTGGTGCTGTGTTACCAAATGGTCAACCAATGACATATGATGATTTAAGTGAAAAGCGTAAAGCGGTCATATTTCAGTATAAAAATAATGGTGCTGGATTTTCTAAAAAACAACATTATTCTAGACTGGCGCGAGGACTAGGGCGTCAGCGAGGACAAACATTTGCGACACAAAGTGAAACATATACGAATCCAAATACACACAATCTTGTACTGGATAACTCTGCTGTATTATTATGCCCAGGTGTTAGTAGAAATTGGGCTTTAACAAATGAAAATGATACTCCCGGTCCAGTTAGAAGAATAACCAATTACCCAACTGTTCCATTGACAAATTATATAGTTCGACGAACTTATTTGGCTGGTGGAACAAAATGGCCACAATATGGACCCAATACAAATAATGGATAAAATGTGACACCCTAATATGTTAATAAAATTAAAATAATACAATAATAAAATTAAAATAATACAATAATAAAATTAAAATAATAAAATTAGTAAGAACTATTAATTTTATTATTGCGTGATAAGCTAATTATTTATTTTAATTATTAGCTTATTTATTAGCTTATTTATTCCCTTAGTGAAGGATTTACACAAATAGCATTTGTTGGGAAAATCTCTCCAGACATACATACATCACCTTCTTTTATAGCAATACAACTTCGGAAACCTCTATCTTCACCTATATAGCAATATCCCGCCTTTCCAGAGCCATTTCTTTGTGTAGAACTGGTTGCGTCATCGGGTAACGGTTCAGAGTTATATTCAGCGTCGGCTAAAGCGCTAGATAAAGATGCTGACAATGAACCTTGTTTGGACAAGTTATTTTTTTGGGAAGGTCCTTGTCCCTGTCCCGATCCCGATCCTTGGTCCAAATCCAATTGCCCCTGAATTACATTAATACCACTTTCTACAGTTCCAGCAGCAACATCAATACCCAACTTAGCACCAGCAGCAGTAACTTGTGTGACATCCTTGGTTGTTTCGGTAACAACATAACCAAAACTTTCTAGAATATTTTTAAGAAGAGGAGCCAATGCGTCTTTAATGATTTGAAGTAAATCACCTAAATAAGAAAAAATATTGACACCTAAAAACAATAAAATGACTACAATTAATCCGATTCTTGTATAACTTGTATTGCCATTTGTAGAAAAATATCCGTCGTTAGAAGTAGATTCTGAAATTTTAGGAGATGCATCGATATCCATCTCATATGAAACATTATCGCTAATACGGTCGGTTTCCATTATATATAAAAATGATTATATAAAAATAAAAATAAAAAAACTAGCTAATATAAATGGATTATATAGTTTCGGCTTTTTCGATGCTAGCATTAGATAGTGTTTATTTATCTACTATTGGTGGTTCTTTATTCAGTAAAATGGTACGTAATATACAGAAAGAAGATATGAAAATAGACATGTATGGTGTAATTGGCTCTTACATATTGTTAGTATTGGTTCTATATAAATTTATTATAATGGAACGAAGGTCACCAAGTGACGCGTTTATATTGGGCTTGTGTGTATATGGTGTCTTTGATTTTACAAATCTTGCTATTTTTAAAAATTATAAATTGATACCTGCCATTGTAGACACATTATGGGGTGGAATTTTATTTTATATAGTAACATATATTACCTATAAAGTATTAAGAATCTAAAGACAAATTGCTAATATACTATATATAATACATATGCCATCGAGCGACGATTCTCTTAATAAAATGGATTTAGCAGATTTGATAATGAAAATTGGATGTGACAAGCGCGGAAAATACTATAATAATATTGCCAAATATTTAGACATTATTTATGAAAATTGGGGATTTGAACTACACAATAAGATGCTCTATATGTTTGATTTCGATGGATTATCCGATCATAGTTATCCTCGTAGAGCACCGTCTTATGATTATTATTGGTCGAATGTAGTTGCGGATGACGACGATTATCCAAATCAGTATAAAGATCTTATTCATAAAGTATTTTGTCTAAGAGTCGTAGGTGGCCCAGATCATCACGATGAAATGGTAAAACATTTGAATACAATTGTTGAGAAGTATGGTGATGACGCATATGATGACGCAATTCATATTCTTTGCTTTGAACCAGAGGTTTGGTTACAATAAGTTAAGTTCGGGTTTAAGTTCGGATAATAGTATTCATACTATTCAACACATCTAACTTTTCAAATGATTTCTCTCTATTACTTTTCGTCTCAAGACCCATAAATAGGTAGTCTACTACAGGTGCTTGTTCATTCTTTTTAATTTCCTTGTATATAAAATTTATTTTTTTTGTAATATTATCTACAGTCGTCTTGTTTTCAATTATATCGATATTCGAATCAAATTTTTCGGTCAAGAGAGAAATAGCAAAATAAAGCAAATATTTTCGTCGCTTTTTAACACCACTTGTATATCGTATACAAAAAAGCTCAAATATGCTCTTCAATATTTTTTTAGATATTTCATTTTTACTGGTAGAATTCGTATGAAATAGTACATCCCATATTAACCAAATAGGTTCTTTTACACATTTTTCGTCAACACATACAAATGCTCGTCGTTCGCAAAGACACACCTCCTTCTTTTTCTTACATAAATTGTCAAATTCCATAATCCATTCCAACCAATAGCAGGCATCTAGCGAATTTAAGGAATCTTTAGAAACATGATACGCAAATTCATTAATCGCAATAAACAATTCTTTTGGATCATCTTTTTGAAAAATATCTGTGGCATATTGAACATTCGGCGCCTTTAATTTAGCGGACATATTTGTGATATCAAATTCATCTTGTTTCTTTATTTTAATACTTTCGATCGAATGTTTCTTTTTTGAACTACAAATAACAGTTATAATTTCCGCAAATATTTTTCGTACCTTGTCATTATTACGCATATTCAATTCAACTCCTGCATATGTAGTTATAATCTCTTTAAAATTATTGAATCGCAATTCCAAATAAATAGGTAGTTTAGGATTACCTAAATGAATATGTTTCCCAACGAAATTTAATATGATATCCCATAACTCAATAAAGCATCCACAACAAATAAATTCGGCACTCCAATGTAAGGCTTGTTCAATTTTTCCAGCGGTAAGACTATTTAGTAATTCCTTTTTAACATCAGTTCTTTTGAATTTGGAAAATGTAATACCATTGAATTGTTTTTCAGTTCTTATATCATTAATTTCAAAATCATTCATATAATTTTTCCTATAAAAAAAATAACATAAATATACATATATAACAATGGATTTGTCCTTTATTTATAATCCAATATTAATGGTTTACAATAAAATAGAAAGATATTTACGGAAAATGCCAGTATGGATTCATTTACTTATATTGCTCGTATTTATATTTATTTTAGTAAGCATTTACAAGGAACATACACCAATTAAAGAAGGGTTTATTGACCAGCAAGAAAATTTTGTCGTAAAGAAGGGTATTAATTTATTTGATGATTTTTATGTAAACATATATGATGAATTGTTTTATAGGGAATTGGTAAATCAATATGAAGTCGGTAGCATTGAAAACATAACACAGCCTACTAGTGAAAGTCGAATGTTAATTATTGGAAGTGGAACCGGGCATGTTGCTGGCGAATTTCACAAACAAGGTGTCAATGTAATTGGTTTAGATGAGTCCAACGCAATGGTCAAATATGCTAAAGAAGAATACCCTGAAATAAACTTTATTCAAGGATCGCCTATGAAACCTATGGCATTTCAACCACAGGAATTTACTCACATTGTCTGTTTGAATATGAACTACTATTATTACAAAGATAAGACGACATTTTTACAAAATGTGTTTAATTGGTTAAAGCCTGGTGGATTTTTCATAGTTCAACTAGTAGATAAGAACAAATTTGACCCAGTCGTGCCGGCTGCTAAGCCGTTTATTATGGTAAATCCTCAAAGTTTTGCTGAAAAGAGAATTACGACATCTAATGTAGTATTTAATAATTTTAATTACAAATCTGAGTTCCAAGTATTTCCGAATGACTTCGTTCAATTTCAAGAGATATTTAAAGACACTACTTCTGGCTCTAAAAAAACTAGACAAAATGTTCATAAGATGTGGATACCATCTAAACAATCTGTTATAAAACAGTGTAAAGAGGCGGGCTTTATTAACTACGCACAAATAGATTTGTTGATGGCGCAAATGGAGTATCAATACTTGTATATATTCCAGAAACCAGAATAATTCAGTCATACTGTAGTAAATAATTCAGTCATACTGTAGTAAATAATTCAGTCATACTGTAGTAAAATAAACTTAATCTGTTAAATAATTAAGTTTATTTGTATTGTAGAGTTAAATTATACTTTAACTGGATTTGTTAATTAATTTTCTACCATATACATACCATAACAATACTGAAATTACGCTACCCACAACGAATCCAGTACCAGCTGACTGTAGTGTTTTTCCAAACATGTAATATCCAAGAGCTGGAAATAGCGCATATGAAATAAATATGTAAAAGGCCATTATTTGAATAAAGCGTAAAAAGTTGGAAGACATAGACATAGACATAAGCATATTATACATATTGATTATACAAAATTAAATTTTAATGTCGTATAAACACTTTAACCGCGCATAAACACTTTAACACATTCCCATGCCTTGGCAGACTCTTGTAGATTAAATGCTCCTCTCTTTTGAGCCAAGTGAAGTAATGATACCATTACATTGAGTGCCGTGTTTTCATCTATAATTTCAACGTCGGCAAGATTAGTCTGTTGTGGTTGTGGGTGTGGTTGTTGCTGTGTCTGTTGTGGTTGTGGTCGCTCTATAGTTTCCATCAAAATATTATTATTCATATGATAAATAATAATATATTTTTAAATATAATTAAACGAATAAAATATTCACTACAGTCTTACCTATTACACAGCATAATTTACCTAACATATTTTCCTACTCTAGCAAAAGAATCGACTATAAAAATAATGAATATGCCTAAAAAGGAATATAATATTAATTCTTCTGTTACATTTCCGGTTTTTTCATCTTGTTGTTCTTCCAACAAATAAATGATTTGGTTCAATTTGGTCAATAGTTCATCCTTATTTACACCATTAGGAGTTGTATCGTCTGAACCTTGATTAAAATACGGAACATATTGTTGATAATATTGTTTAGCATATTCACTAGGCAATTGGGTAAAACCTTCTCTCTGTGCTTGTGCGTTATTCATATTCATATTTGGAACTACATTTTGCTGTTCGCTCATGCGCTGTTCCATGTTGTTTGTATTGGCATTATCTATACGTTCATTAGCAACTGAATTAGGTGGATTAATCGGTTGATAATTGCTCAAACCATTATCGTCATCATCATCGTTAACATCATCATCATGTATTCGCTTCATCATCGAGTCTATATTTGAATTTGATTTCATTGGTTCACGACGCTTTAATGTCTTATTTCGCAAATTATCTCTTTTTCTTTGAATCGGATTATTTTCCATTCCTTCTTTATTAAAATCAGATGCATACATTGCTAAAGACATTTACTTATAAAAAATATAGATAATAATTTAAATAACCTACGGAAAAATTATATTTTTAATTTATATAAGTATGAATCTATTTGACTTCAAATCTGTTTTAGGAAAAATAATGTTTATAGCATTGATTATTATAGCAACACATTACCATGTATTGGCTGGTATATTGGTAGTTTTATTGGTCATTTCTATGAGCAAATATGTAATTGAAGGTATGGAAAACAATACTGATTCTTCTAAAGAATCCAAAGATTCGACAGATTCCAAAGATTCGACTGATTCGAAGGAGTCTAAGGCGTCCACTGAAGAATCTCCCATGTCTTTATTTAAAAAGAACAATTGTAAAAATGGCATATTAATGAAAGATGGAAAGGAAGTTACTGCTGATTCGCTGAAGGAGAATTTTCCAAATGTTAAATTTGATGGCGACTCGTGTAATCCATGTGGTGACGACTGTAAGTTTCAAATTGTTTCGTCTGCTGAGAGAGTAACAAACGAGGAGAATTTGAGACCTCAAGAGTCTAATGCGCAACCAGTTGACCGTGAACTAGTGACAAAAAAACAATAAACAAAACAATAAAATAGTAATGTATTTTATATGAAAGAACTTTTGTTTTTACTCGTGATATTTATTTGTTCAATTGTATTATCCGTTATTTTATTGCCTCCGTCTCCAGAGGGATTTACTACCTACTTTAGACAAACAATTCGTCCACATATAAGAAATTTTAAAGGTGCGCGCGAATCATTTACACAACAGTTTAATACCAAATTTACAGATATTAGTAGCAGATTTGGATTTTCATAAGAAAAATACTTTTCTTGCTCTAGTATATATAAATGTTTGAAATATTAGATACATTAAATTCTAGTAAATATTTTACCGGTATAATGATGATAATATTAAATATCGGGTCTAGGTTCGTAGAAATAAAATTAGGCAGTTCGATGGAATCATTTATTAAATATAATGTAGCACGAGAATTACTCATATTCACAATTGCTTGGATGGGTACGCGTGATATAATTGTCTCGATCATATTGACAGCATCGTTTGTTGTATTATCCGAGTTTTTATTGAATCACAAGAGCAGATTTTGCGTATTATCAGATAAATATAAAACAATTAATGTTGATGCTAATAGTGATGGTTTAATTAGCGATAGTGAAATAAATAAAGCAATAGAAACATTAGAGAAGGCAAAAAAACAAAAGGAAAAGAATAGGAATTTGAATTTATTGGATTTCTACCATCAATCACTCGTATAAATCATTAAGGATGTGTATAGTAGAGTATTATAATTAAAATGCCGAATTAAGGCGACTAAAAGAAATTATATATTATTATTATAAGATGAATAATAATATATTAAAAATTAAATTTGATGCTTCAACAATAGATGGAATTATAGAGAAAAATATGACCTATCGACCAAGTATGTCTGATCCAAATTTATATAGCGGAATACAGTCTATTCTTTTTGTGCCAACAATTAACTTGGATCGCGACATGTTTGGTAGCGAGTTAAGTGAAAATGACATTAAAAATATATTTCTTTCGACAAGTCAACTTAATAATTTTATTACTCGAGTACGCGAAAAAAATAAAATAGTTCTACCCATTACGATGAGTGACGCTAAAAAAAGAGGTATTATTTATAATAATATTAAATTTTTATTGAACCTATTTTTTAAGAAGGGTGCTAGTTTTTATATCTATCAAACACAATATATAATAAATAATTATAAATGGGATGGACAGTATAAACTAACAAGTGTAACGACATACACGGCACCAAGTGTTGATATTAATATACAGATTGTACTTCATAAAGGTGGTGAACTTTCGTTTATAAATTCTACACGATTAAATTGTAAACAAAAACTTGATAATATCGTTAATGATTATTATGATTTAGTTGGGTTGGAAAAGCCAGCTGATAAGACTGCTAAATTAAGTGAGCGACCAATTGATACAACAAAACGGCTATCGCCATATATTCAGTCACAATACGGTGACCCAAAATACGGCGATTCATATTATAATCAGAATATTTATCGTGATGGGTATCCTTATTCTCGTGATGGCAATTCTAGTCCAGAATATGGTCCAAGACCGGTATATGGTCCAAGTTCGGTATATGGTCCAAGACAATCGTATGGTCCAAGACAATCGTATGGTCCAAGTTCAGCATATCAACCAAAACCAATTCTCAAGAAAAAATCAGTTCGATTTGCCGGCGGTAGTAATAAACGCAAACATGTAAGAAAAACGCAAAAACATAAAAAAAAATAGTAACCTAAAAAAAGGCACTATGCCGTGTTTTCTTACAAATATGTAATACAATTTAAAAATAAATATTTAATTGTTATATACTAATTAAATGTTTATCAAGGTGGAATCTATATATGATTTCATATCTTTATTTGCGCTAGTGGCGAATATATATATATTGTATAGTTTAGAACCTACTTTAATATTAGGTTCAGGATTATGTTTGTTTTTTCATGATTTTATTAAGGAAGCGACAACTGGTTGGTACGCGCCGATATTTAAAAGACCGGATGGTGCTATAAATTGTTCACTTTTTAATTCGGGTGGTTTAGTAGACCATAAATCTGGATTCCCATCTGGACATGTTACTATCGTATCTTTCTTGATGAATATAATATGGTTGCGCAATAATACAAACTCTTGGGGAGACTTTATACTGTACAATATTCCAATCGTATTAATGGGCTATGCTAGAATAATGAAAGGTTGCCATAATTTAATCCAAGTAATCGCCGGATATTTATTAGGATATTGTGTCGCGTATATATTATATAAATTTGAAGATGATATAAACCATAATTTAGACAAATTGTATTCCTATTTATCAATAAAAAATAAAGAATAATATAACTATATATTAATACTATATTCATTATGGCATCAACATACGATAGTGATACTAAAGGTAATTCAATATATGGTGATACATCATCTATTTTATATAATTATGCTATAGCTAGAACATTATTTGATTCAGTTAAAAATAAAAATGTCATAGAAAAAGAAGTATTGTCGCTGTTAAATTTACAAATAGATTTAATACTTGCTTTTAATAATAATGTCACGACACCTAAAGAGCAAGTTAGAATATTGTCAAATATATTTTTTAAAGATGTTATTAATGAGCAAGGTCAGTTGGGCAATCCATTAATTAAAATAAATGGAGTATATCGTCCGTTACTAACCGTACATGAATTTAGAATTGTGGTAGGAAGATTAAATTTTCGCGAAAAAATGTCCATGTTGCGCAATTTTGTTTCGACTGGAAATGATTGTATCATGTATTCTATATTGATCGAATACAAGGCAAGTAAAAAGAGTGATGCCAGTATTCAAGCATTTGTTAAAAAATATCCGATGTTAAATACCGCATTTTTAGACGAATCGATATTATTGATTGAAAATATATTAGGATTTGATATTGAAGAAACAGCTAATTGCTATGATAATCTGAACGGTAACATATTAAAAAATGTTGCTGGGTGTAAACCTCTATATTCTATGATTCAAGCTGATTTTAATGCTAAGCCAACACAGTCGCCACTTACTGTATGTGGATTGTGGCATACATTAATATATGGAATTCCATACCAAAGCGTAGTTAAATTACCATCGGATAATGCGGTTAAAAAACTGACTAATAGTTTTAAGGGAAATATGAAAGAGGCTATTCCCAGCTGTATGAATAACATTTATTCGCAATATCCATTATTTCCGCCTTTATCCGAAAGGGAACAGCGCTATATTAAATCTAAGGGAGCTGAACTGAAAACTGGTGTTGATGGCTTATACACGCGTCCTCCGTGGACACCACCTATATGTTATATGAAACCAATTGAACCGTTCAGTTTCTCTGTAAATCTACAGAAAAGATATAAAAAATACGCGGTCAGTAATTTGTCTGGACATGTAATGTTATTTTTAATTATGGCAAAGTATTTTAATGGTATTAATTTAAATTTGATTATTCTTGCGAATATTCTATTTATGGTGCCATATAATCATTCTATTCATGAAATATTTCAAGCTGCGAAAATGATGGGAATAAACACAAATTATTCTATACAGGACACTGATTTAGATAATATAAATGCTTTTTTAGAGAGTAATGGTTTGGTGCCGATTGTTTTGCCTAAACAGGCTTCGTGGGTTCCATCTGGTGATAGCAAATCATTATCTAGAAATAGTAGTAATAGTAATACTGCTACTGGTACTAGTAGTTCTTCTTATTCAAAAGGTGGAAAAATTAAGACGAAACGAAGACATACTAGGCGATTACATAAAACTAAGCGGGCTCATACTAAAAAATCTAACAAATAATAGACTCATTACTTATTTACACAATAAATGAAAATAAGTAATAAAATTGAAATACAAATTGTGTTTTTGCTTATATGTATCTAATACTAAAATATGTCAATTTTATTGGTTGATTTGAAAGAAGTTTGTCGTGGTGAAATTGTAAATCGACCTTCAAAAAAATGTAAAACTCCCTATGTCGCGGATGTTCGCATAGAAATGGACGAAGAACCAGAGCAAGAAATACTAGGACATTCTCCTTCACTTGGTTGCTGTGGGTTAGCCGACAAGGGTGCGAATGTACTTATGACCAAGACTTCTAACCCGACGTCTGGCTCAACTAAAAAGTCAGTATGTAGTTATCGAATTGATTTGGCTATTTACAAAGAAGATGATAAAGAAATAATAATTGGAATAAATCCAAAAATGGGAGAAACTATAGCCGAAGAAGCACTAAAACAAAATTGTATCGCCTGCTTACAACACGTTAAATCGTATACAAGAGAGGTTAAGATCATGAATTCTAGATTTGATTTTGCTGGAATTGATGCGAATGGTACACCATTTGTATTAGAGATAAAAAATGTTCCATTGGCTGATTATGTAGATGTTCCAAAAAAAGATCGAACACGATGTCTCGCTCAGCTTGAACATAAGAATTTCTATGAAAAAATTGCCTACTTTCCAGATGGTTATAGGAAAAATAGTACGGATGTCGTTAGTCCACGCGCTTTGAAACATATCCAAGAATTAGAAGAAATCGTAAAGTCTGGTAAAGTTCGCGCAATATTGTGTTTTGTTATTCAGCGAAATGATGTAAAACAATTTCAAACCTCAAATATTGATTTGATATATAAAGAGGCTGTGTATAAAGCTTCTCAATCTGGTGTAGAAATTATAACTATTCAAGTGGAATGGACAAACCAAGGCAGATGCTATTTTGTTAGAAATGATTTACCCATATTATTAGAATAACAATCTGAATAAGAAAAAAAAGAAAAAAAGAAAAAAAGAAAAATTAGTAGATACTCCTACTTGATACTGCTACTAAGTGTATAATTTTTATCTGTCGAAATATACATAGTATCACCATCTTTTTTACATAATTCAGATAATTTGATCATTTTATATCTTGATAATGGTATATCGTTCATGTGTATAGTACAATTTTTGACATGATATTTTGTTTGTAGTAAATTATAAACATCGTTTACGGTTGAATTGGATGAAAATATTTCCCATCTAACATATCGGTCGTTTATTACTAATACAAAAAACATTTCTTTTTCTGAATTAGTATTATTTTTATTGGGGTTATTGTTAAAATTCGTAATAAAATTATTAATAATATTCATTCTAATGTAATTACTATAATACTATAAAATAAACAATCTAAATTACGCTATTGATTTTTACATTATTTTCAAATATATACCATTGAATATTTAGAGAAGCGTAATTTAGAGCAACCAACTATATTAGTCATTGTAAATATTTATGTATAGCTTATATATAGATGTCTAACGGTTATTCTAGTTATTATCGAAATAAATATTGCTGTCTCCAAACTGGACCACAAGGGCCACAGGGTGTAACTGGACCCAAGGGTGCTACCGGACCACAAGGGTGTCCTGGCGCGACTGGCGCTACTGGGGCAACTGGACCACAGGGTGTAACTGGAGTAACTGGTCCATCTGGAGGTCCACAAGGCGCTACTGGCTTACAAGGTGCTACTGGTGCTACTGGTCCTTCTGGGGGACCACAAGGCGCAACTGGAGCAACCGGCGCAACTGGAGCAACTGGAGCAACTGGTGCGCAAGGTGCTACTGGTGCGACAGGCGCAACCGGATTAGTTGGTCCACAAGGAGCAACTGGCTTAGTTGGCTTACAAGGTGCTACTGGTGCTACGGGCGCAACCGGATTAGTTGGCCCACAAGGTACTACTGGCGCAACTGGAGCAACTGGCTTAGTTGGTCCACAAGGTGTTACTGGTCCTTCTGGTGGTCCACAAGGCGCTACTGGCGCAACCGGTCCACAAGGCGCAACTGGAGAAACTGGAGCAACTGGCCCTCAAGGTGATAGCTTCTGGGATCCATCTGGTGCGACTGGTATTGCGTATATAGGAGATGTTTATATTGATGGTAAATTAAATGTAACTGGCGGAATTGACCCAACCTATTTGGCATTAACACCCCAAGCTAGCAATGTTATGCCATTTGACCTATGTGGAATATGGATTGAAACTGGTGGATATTTAAGAGTTCAAAAAATGCGAATGGATGATTTTTCCGGAACCGTAAATGGATATATAAATATAGACCCTACAATTAACCCACAACTATTATTGTCGGATGGTCTTCCTATTGAAATAAATAACCTAGTATTACATAATAACCGTGTAGAATTGTTTGATACCACTGGTACTGGAACCATTACTTCTTTAAAAAATGCTACCTTGGAATATATTAATAATACTGATAGTACCCCACTTACAATATCAAGCACCCTTACACCTATTATATTAACCACTATTGACGATATAACTTTAACCGCTAGTGGCGATATATTTTTAACACCTACAACTTCTGTCATATTAAGCACTCAAATACAGATGCCTACTACAAGTGGGACTATTTCGTATAGCAATATAACGGGGCGTCTTTCTATTGATTTTTCGTCTCAATCAACTGGATATTTTGAATTAAGTAATTTAAACCCAGTAAGTATAAGTGGTCTTACGCTTACTAATGGGAGAATAGGTGGTGAATATCATATTTTACTACGAGGACAAAGTGGTTTTAGTTTTTCACCATCTACATCGACGAGTTATAAAATCAATACTTATAGTTTGTCTACTGCTAATGGTGATCAATGGATTGGATTAAAAATATACTATACTAATACTCTCAGTCAATATTTAATTAACGCAACATTATATTTAAATTCTTAAAACAAATATTCGGTTAGACGCCCATTTTGACGCAATTGGCTCGAGTCAATTACATAAGGAGAGAAATTGGCGTAAGGATATTATTTATTATAATTATTATTTATCTCGCTCTGTATTGAGTTGTATACAGATACAACTCAATAATTTATTGTTAGCTCTTTAACAAATATTATAGTATTGAAGATTTAATCATCGTATAATTGGATTTTCTTATAAACTCCGTTTATTTTGATGCGTAAAAAGTTTGCTACGGTACCAACACTAGCTGCCTCCAAATTAGTTCCAGTAAGTAATAAATCGCCAGTCGCATCATTCACTTTCAATTCAATAGAACCATTCGTATATGTTGAAGCGTCAATTTGGAAAGGTAAATTAGTTTGTCCATCGTAAGCAGTTATTTTATTATTACTACTACCAGCACCATCAATATCAATCTGTAATGATTTGTTAACAGCACCACCGAAATCCGCTTTAAGTTCTATATAAGGACGATATTGAAGGTTTAATAGATTAATAGAATTGATAAATCCAGTTCCAGCGTCAGTAGCAGTCATTAATAATTGTTGAGTGTTTGCCGATACTTGCGGATTAATTCTAATATAGTCATTAGTAGCGTCTGTTGAAGAAGGTATATTTACATACGCACTCGTTTTAGGGGCGAGTGTGATTATTCCAGTTCCAGAAGACGCTACACTTGTAACGGTTAGATTACCAGTTGATGTTCTAATATCGCTCCCCGACATATCTATAGTTTTAAAAAAATTAACTTCATTTTCAACCGCATTTAGTTGTACGAAATTAGCATATGTTCCGTTCACGAAACAACCCATTTCAATACTGCCGTCCTCTCCACCTACTGTAGCATCACGTATTGTGTGTGTTATTCTTGTATATTCTTGTTTGACATTACTAGCATCCTTACCATATATAGATTGATTAAATAAAATGTCACCTACTGTTCCGGCAGTGGGTTTATTTTTATAAACTTCCATCGAAACAGATCCACTAGCATTTGTATTTTGTAAATTAAGAATCGGATTTAAAGCTCCACCTACATCTGTATCAACTAAATTAATAACAGCGTAAGTACCGGTAGCAGTATTTCCAACTGCTAACACTTGATCAAGCGACGGTGTTACACCAGTTAAGCCAGTAGCTCCTTGTGGACCAGTTGCTCCCGTTGCTCCTGTTGCTCCAGTAGCACCTTGTAAGCCAGTAGCTCCTTGTGGACCAGTAGCTCCCTGTGGACCAGTTGCTCCCGTTGCTCCCGTTGCTCCAGTTGCGCCTTGTTGACCTGTCGCACCAGTAGCACCAGTAACACCTTGTGGACCAACTAAGCCGGTTTCTCCAGTAGCTCCTTGTAGGCCGGTTGCTCCCGTTGCTCCCATAGCTCCAGTGACTCCTTGTATGCCAGTTGCTCCTTGTAGACCGATTTCTCCAGTGGCACCACGTGGTCCAGTCGCACCAGTAGCACCAGTAACGCCTTGAGGTCCAATAGGACCACCAGATGGACCAGTTGGGCCAGTAACACCTTGAGGTCCAACTGGTCCAATTGGCCCTACGGATCCAGTAGCTCCATTCGGTCCAGTAGATCCTATTGGTTTACAACAAGTAACATACTGATTATAATTAGAATAATTCGGATAAGACATATATATACTCTACAAATAATTTAATTGTAGAATAAAAACAAAAAATGAAGATGCGCTCCACGATAAAATAATATCACATTTAAAATAATATCACAATAATTATATTGATTATACAATTATTATGCGACTAAATATCGTATATGCTGATTATAAAAACGAAAAATTATATAGTCAATTTATTAGTTATACATTAAAAAATGAGATGAAACCGTCTAATGATTACACTCTTAACGATATTACTACTTATATGAATATAAATAAAACATTTCTAGTTAGTAATAATGTCACCGAGTATATTGATAAAAATGGATCTACTAACTATAAAATTGCTATTGTGCCTCAATATGTAATGAAGAAGAAAATAGATAAAATTGACACAATCGTAAATACATTATGTGATAAATTATATATTGATGTTTCAAAAAATAGTAAAAATGTTGACGTTATGACTGTTAATATTGATGAACACGATCTTATATTGGATGATAGTTTTAGTATACCAGCTATAAACTTAACTGTTAACATTTATGATAATCATGGTGTATTTGATATTATAAAATTACATCAAATAAACAAGACCGTATTGAACAATACAAAATAAATTTGATTAGATGAACCGATCTGTATTTATCAGACAACTTGCTTATACATTGCCAATGCTTTTTTTCGCTGTTCTTCATAGTTTACAATCGGTCTAGGATAATGAATTTCCGCATATTTTTCATATTCAGCGTCCCAATTATGAATTGCTTTTGCGGGAACATCTTTTAATTCAGGTATCCACTTTTTTATATAATTGGCATCCGGATCATATTTTTCGGATTGAGACCATGGATTGAATATGCGAAAATATGGTTGTGAGTCAGCGCCAGTCGAAGCAACCCATTGCCAATTTCCATTATTACTTGCTGGATCATAATCAGTTAAATGTTGAGAAAAATATTTTTCGCCATCCTCCCAAGTTATCAAGAGTGTTTTAATTAAAAAACTGGCAGTTATTAGTCTTGCCCGATTGTGCATATACCCTGTCGCATTTAATTCTCTCATTCCGGCGTCAACAATTGGAAATCCAGTCATACCCATCTTCCACGCATTCAAATTTTTCGCGTTCTTATCCCAATGTATTTTTCCATATTTTTCCTTCAATGGATTACCTAATACTTGCGGATTATGATATAACAGTTGCGCGTAAAATTCTCTCCAAATAATCTGCCTTAATAAATCACTGTTTATTCCTAATCGTGATTTCATTTTTTCGTATATTTCTCTCACCGATATATTTCCAAATTTAGTATACGCACTTAAATGAGTTGTTTCTTTATCCATATCATTTCTCGTCTTGCCATATGATTTGAAATTTCCAATATCATTTAATATTTTCATTCCATTTTCTCTCCCCGCATTCACTAATATATCTGGATTAGGTTCTGTGAATTTCAAATATGCTTCTATTATGGTAATATTACCTTCATATGTCTTTGTCTTTGTAAAATTAAATCGTCGCATGTATTTCGGCGATTCAACCTTCATACGAATCACTTTATTATAATATGGTGTAAACTTTGTATAATATTCTCCCGCACCAGTTACTACCGCATCTGGCTCGTATAAATAATAATCTTGACCTGTTATACACTTGATATTCATCTTTTCGCATAATTTTGCGATGGATTGGTCGCGTTTTTTCGCATATGGTGTTATATCAGTATTAAAATATACTGCGTCAATTTTCCACTTTGAAATAAGTCTTTTAACGATCGTCTCATTTTCACCATAAAATGTGTTTAAAACACCGCCTTGTTTGCTAATATTTCTCTGTAAATCATCTAAACTCTCGATCATGAATTGAATTGCGTTATCCGATTTGAATTTATTTTTATCAGTTACTTGTTCTGGTGTAAATATAAAAATTGGATATATATTTTTACATTGTTCTGTTGCTAAATTCAAAGCAATATTGTCTTGAATGCGTAAATCTCTTCTAAAAATAAATAATCCGTTTTCCACCATGAAATAAATATATACTATTTAAATAATATATATTTATGTTTTGATTTATTGATTTGTCTCATTTTTCTTTTTACTCGGTGTAATTGTGCTTATTGATTAAATATCAAGGCTTACAATATTACGATCTGATTTTCTGCGCTTGGATCTCAACGGCATATTCTCGTTCTGCATCTCCTTTAATTCACTAATACTAATGGTGCTTCCTTTCTCATCTTTATCATTTTGAATATTTACTTCCGTTTGCTTCATTTTAAGACCGGATAAAATATTGGAAATATCACTTGGTCCCTTCATCTCGGGGCGTCTTGATTTTTCAGCCGATGGAATATCACGGCTCGCGTTAATATCGGGTCTATTTGAAAGAGGTACATATCCTGGTCTTACTGGCGGAGGCACAGAATTAGGACCTTGTGTTGCGATAGGAGGCGGTGGTGCTCCGTTGGATGGATTCATATACTGCTGGTTTGGATTATATTGTGGCTGTCTCTGTTGTTGTTGTTGTTGTTGCTGTTGCTGTTGCTGTTGGGGAGGCAATGATCTTTGCTGACCTCCACCACCACCCATCATGGAACTCATAAATCCACCTAGACCAGGATTCGTCTGTCCCATTGAGTTTACAGCAGCACTTGTGAATTGCTGCATCAAGTCAGGATTTTGGCGCATAATATCATCCATACCGGGCATGGCCGATTTAAACATGCTATTTGTCATATGAACCATCAAAGCACTACCACCAAGTTGAAAGAGTAATTTCAATTCTGGCGCCATGGTCGCTTTTGACTTGTACTTTTCATGTAATTCAGCAAAAATATCATCATAGTCATCAATATTTTCATTTATCTGTTCAGACCATCCATCTAATTTCACATCAAATGGATCGAACTTATTGTTCAAAAATTCTAGGCCAGTGATACACGCCATTAACATCTTCCCTTGAAATTTCACGGCGTTTTTCTTCTCCTTCTCAGCAACAATGGTTTCGTATTCACCCTTCATTTCAAGCAAATTCGACTCCATATCATATTTTTTGGTTAACTTAACACCCTTCTTTTCCAAATTTTCCAACTTTTGTAAGTAACTAAATTTCTCCTTCAACGCATCCTCTTTGCTTAGTTTGGGTTCAGCCTGTGATTTCGAGATATCGGGATTAATAGGAATATCATTAAATTTGCCATATCCATCCCATGTCTTTTTTTCATCAGTAGATTGCTGTTTGGTTGAAGCGCCCAAATTTAATGGCTCGTTGAACATGCCGTCGTTATTGTCATCATCATCGTCCATATTAACATCTTCCACTTGTTCTTCGTTTAATTTAAAAGACGTAGAAAACATATTTGATCTTGCTGATTTAATACTTTTCTTTGGCATAGAAAGCTCATTCAATTCATCTTCTAAATTATTTAAATCATTCACATCAATGTCGTTAGATAATTTACTGCTTCCACTAGAATTTCTCTTTTTATCATTCATCAATAGTTCAATTCCAATACCAAAATTGGATGATTTAGATCCACGCATCTCTCCTCTATCAACCGAGTTATTTATATTTATTGTACTATCTGAATCAAAATTACTAATATCGATAATTTCCGGGTCACTCATCATTATGAATTAATTAGAACTTTTAATTTTAAATCAAACCCATTAATTATATATAATCTTATCTTTCAAATACCAAATACCTTGTAAAAAACAATCCGCTAAATCGTCCTTTTTTTTGTGTTTATGAAACATGTCTAAATGTTTTCCAAATAATTCATTATTAATTAATAATTCTTCGCAAATTTCAATTCCCATACCTTTTCTCTCGGCGTATGTAGTTTTCTTTGAAACATAGTCTTTCAGTTTATTGGATGCTGATATAAAATGAATGTCCGTCGTATTCTTCATGATAAAGTACTGGGCTATCATTCCTTGTAATGTTTTCATGCGATTTGCTATAGGACTGATTTGATTTTCAATAATAACCGTATCTACGTGAATATCTCCATATAATTCATCTAATTTTTGTTTTAACTGAATTCCAATTTCAATTAAATTCAAGTCGTTTGTTTTTACTTTATTTGAAAATGGGACCACGTATTTGTTTTCAAGCTCTGATTCTAAGTATTCTAATAATAGTACCTTGCTTTTTTTTTGGTCGAATTCTATTTGATGGGTTGATAAAATTGTTTTTATATCATGGATTTTTTTCTTTTTCAATTTGTTAAATTCCAAATCCACTGGAATAATAGATAACCCTGAATCTTTGCTATGTTTTTTACAGCAATATATTTGATTTGGTGATTCATTTGGTGATTCATTATACATATATTTTGCCGGCTTTCCACAAGAACAATTTACTGTTTTCTCATTACATAAATTTACTACATTCCAATTCGCGATTTCATATTGTTCTTTGCTTTCGACATGAAACAGACAAAGTGCTAGATTTTTTATACCGACATCAACACTCAATAATTTCATTGTCGATAGCTGATAATATACTAGATTGGTTTATTTATTTAATTACTTAATTTAATAAATAAATTGTGACTGATATATCATATTTTAATTAGGATTAGGATACTTTTGCTGTAATAATTGCTCTTGTGTAATTGCTGGAGCGACCATTCTAGCTTGTAATTGATAAGAGGATAAATATACATTCTTTAAATCACTGGTTTCATATCCATAGGGCTGAGATTTATCCATACATGATTTGTACAAAAATGGGCTATTTGATATTTGCTCACCAGTTCTTAAAGCTGGGCAATAGCATGATTCATCACATGCCTCCAATTGATTTGACTTAATAATAGAATCGGCATTTGTTGTTAAATATTGTCTATATTGCCAGTTCGATTTAATATTATTGTCGTTTCTAATTTGTTGATTAATTACTGCTCCAGGTTGCCATTTTGCGAAATTTCTTCCATCTGCCATTATAGGTGGGAAATCAAAATGAATATTATTAGATCCAGAATAACAGGTTCCCCAACTCATTTATATATAGGTGGAGAGAAAATGTATTTACAATTATTTCTTTGTATTTTCTAATAAACTAAGCAATTCTTTCTTCGTCCTTTTCTCTCCCTTCTTAATCAATTCATTGTCTTCTGCGATTTGTCTTAATGTTTGTACACTTAGTGTTTTATAATCGGCAATTGGTATCTTTTCTTTCTTAACCTCGTCTACTATCTGTTGCTCTTCCTCCGACAATGATTGGATAGAATCGGCGATAGAATCGTTTATGCTAGAATTATCATCAGAATCCGAATGATCGTCGTGTTTATTTACACGCTTATCTAGCCAGCTTAAAGTATTCATGTCTAATACTTCCGGGTTAAATTCTTCTAAAGTATTCTCGGGAAGTTGGATTACTTTTATATCGTTGGTATCATCTTCTAGATCGCCAATTTCAATAATGGGTATTTTACTAGATACAGCTGATACGTTTTCATTATTTACTGTATCATCGTCTGAGTCGCCATCAGAGTCGCTGTCATCGCCACTAGACTCATCATCCGCATCATCATCGTCACTATCACTATCCTCATCAGATACATCAATTAATTGTTGATCGGATGATTGTGTAGATATGGGATTCTTTTCTGTTGAAATACCATGACTATTCGCATGTTGTATGCCTCCTCCTCCTCTATTTAAAGCCATATGTTGTGACATTTCCATATTCGTGATAAACGACTGTAAAATTCTGGCTTGTTCCATTTGCGCTCGTTCTAAAAGAGATATAGATCTCTTAAAATAAAAGAACAAAATAGATATTAATAAAAATACAACGCCTAAACAAAGCAAGGTAATAGGATTGGTAAAAACTTCAAGCATTATTATTTAATCAAAATATTAATTAAATAATATGTAAACGAATATTTTGCTATTTCATCTAAATGCCAGTTAATATTTTATTCGACTCGTTTAAAATATACTCTGGATAATGTAAATCATATAATACTTTCAAACCTCCTCTCACACTTGATATACCTCGACCCATTTGATACGTGTATTTGAAATTAAAATCATCCAACTTTGTAACATCCATGTGATTATTATCCATTATAGGCTCCAGTTTTTTACACAAGTCAGTTAAATGAGTTGTCAGTATAAAATCAATATTTTTCTGATTAATTAGATATTTTATAAATCCATAAGAACTTGCGCAAGCTTCTGTCGGATTTGTGCCCGAAAACAATTCGTCAAATATACAAAAATGTTTTTTACCGTCTTCTAAACTTTCAAGTATTTCCTTACATCGTCGTGCTTCTGCTTGAAACAAACTGTCTCTGCCAGATGTATCCGGTATATTCAAATAACAATGAATGTGATTGTATGGACTAATTTTAGCATCAGAATAGAATCCATATCCAAATGATTGAGAGAAAATCATGTTAAATAACACAGTCTTCAATATTGTCGTTTTTCCGGAAGCATTGGGTCCTGTAATAGCGATATTTTTACTCAAGTCAATGTCATTTTTTACCGGTTGATTATACATTAAATACGGGAAATAAGCGTTTTTCATTTTTGTTGCCTTGCTCAATTTACATTTATTTATGAATTTCTCTCGACTGAGTTTATTTATTCCATTCATATGTTCCATGAAAGAGTTGAGACCTAAACTAAATTCTATTGTGTTCTGTATATCCTTGTTTATATGGAATTCATAAAAGTATTTCATTATGTACCCAATTTGACTAGATTTTGTGTGAAGTCGCGTTATATCAAACTCTGTTATTACATCTAATTCCGACAGTAAATTCATACAATATTCCTTGTGAGGATACATGGTTTGTAAAAACGGCAGATAAGTGTTATGTTTTACACACGACTTCTCAATAATATTCATATTTTCAATGGTAGTTGTCAAATAATCTCGTAATAAAAACAAATCAGTATGAATCGATTTGAAGTTCTTGTAAAATCGATAACAAACGATCGAATTCTGGTAAATAGAGAAGAAATAAAACACGACTGAAATAATAGCATATACTCTTTTTTCCCAAGAAATATCTTCCATGATGGTAAATATATTTCCCAACGCGTGTTTTGAAAAAATATTAGTCAGCACCTTATAATAGCTCTCCAATGTAATTGTGATTCCGCTAAATTTCAACATAAAAAAAGGCACTAGCAATAAAATAACAGGCAAAATAAGACTCAAAATCGGACTCACTAAATTATATATGCTTAGTAACTGTAGAAATGGTGCCGAATGGTTTAAAAATTTGAAAAAATTGACATCGACATAATAATATCGGTCGGTAAAATTCTCGTCGCCTTTTATATTTTTCCATAATTCGTAAAAATCATCATATTGTTTCTGTTTTAATTCTAGTTTATCGTCTGGCTTCCATGCCTTAATTATTTTTTGTGTTTGTTTTAAAAAGAGTTTATTATTGGTATAATATTCGCACAATTTATTCAAGTTATCAATGCCGATCTTAGATTTTGGCTGAATAACCGTTTCCAATAAGCATTTTCTCTCTTCGCTTTCCTCGTTTAGTTCCAATAACTCTAAATCGTCAATAATATTACTGTCTAATTTTTCCTTGTTTTCTAAATAGAAAATAGGTAATTCAAATTTTGAATTCATTAATTAGTATATTTGACTAATTAATAAATGATTTCTATACGAATTGATTTATTTTTGTGTGAACTTGAATGTCCAACGGTTTATAGTTTGATGTTCCCAATAGACGCCGGCAATTCATCTATCTGTGTATTATAATACTGTTCAATCTCCTTCATTTTTCGAATATCTCGTCTAGTAATAAAATTAATACCCATCCCTTTTCTTCCCCATCTACCTGATCTACCAATTCTATGGATATATGTGTGAATATCATTGGATAAATCGAAATTAATAACAGTACTTACTTGCTGGACATCGATTCCTCTCGCAGTCAAATTAGATGAAATTAGCACACGCGACCCACCGTTTACAAAATCCTTGTATGCCTTGGACCTCTCCTCCTTGTCCATACCACTATGAATACAACATACTGGAAAGTTATCCTTAGATAGCGCATCGCATAAATCATTTACGCGTCTAATACTATTACAATAAATAATACATTGACTTACTGAAATAGCTTCAAACAAGTCCTTCAATGTCTCGTATTTTTGAGCGTCGTTTTCAACCGCAACGTAGTATTGCTTGATTCCTTCTAGTGTAACACTCTCCGTCTTAACTAGAATTTTAATCGGATCGCGCATAAATTTCTCGGTTAGTACTTGAATTTCATTTGGAAGCGTCGCGCTAAATAGCGCAATCTGAATCTTATTTCCCAAAAACTGGAAAATATTGTATATTTGCTCTTTAAATCCACTAGATAACATTTCATCCGCCTCATCTAATATCAAAAGCTTGATAGTTCTAGGGTTTATCTTTTTCCTGCGAATTAAATCATGTACACGCCCAGGTGTACCCACGACGATTTGCGGTTTTGTTTCTAAGTTGCTTAGATCCTGATCCATGGAAGATCCACCAATCAAGAGAACACATTTAAAATTATCCATAAATGAGCCTATTTGGGAACATACATTGTGAATTTGTGTCGCCAATTCACGAGTTGGGGCTAATATTAGCCCTTGAATTTCATTTACCTTCTCATCAATCAGTTGAAGAGCCGAAATAGTAAACGCCCCTGTTTTTCCAGTACCTGACTGGGCTTGCGCAATTACATCCTTGCCACTCAAAATGGGAGTAATACCTCGTTTCTGAATTGGACTTGGATTCTCAAATCCACGGCTATATATTCCTCGCAATATATTTTCCTTTAAATTCAAATCACTCCAATTATTTACGTCTGCTGTAGAATCCATACTATAATCCTAATTATATGTTTAAGTATATTTGTATTCTATTAATTTATTATTAACAATAAAATTGATATAAAATAATAAATTTATTAGCATTATATTATATACAATGGCCACAGTAGTTTATACTATCCAAGATTTTGAAAATATAAAGTGGGCCAATAATGCCACATTTACATTACCTCAAGAAACAATCAGCTTGATTCAGCTATTAACCGAACAAGTCGGTTCTCCTACGTATGTAAAGACTCCGAACTTTTCAAATAATAATAATGATAATAATAATAATACTCGTGTAAAACCACCGTATAAAAAGAAGGGAAAGCACGTTGAAGAAATTAGTCCAGACAATTGGGAAACTCTTCGCAGTTTTCAAAAGACAGAGTTTGTCAAAAAGGATGGCATTGAAAAGGAGATTGATGGTATCCGTTTATTGATTAATAAATTAACTGAAAAAACATATGATAAGATTATTGAAAAATTATTTGCCGCTCTAGATGAAATAACCGTAAATGAAAACTATGACGATGAATACATCAACAAAATTGGCTATGCTATATTTAATATGGCTACTTCTAATAAATTTAATAGCAATGTATATGCGAAATTAGCATGTGAGTTACAAGCTAAATATGCGTTTATGACTGATATCATCGTGTATAATATTAATGAATTTATGAAATTGTTTGAAAATATGGAATTTGTATCGCCCGATGAAAATTATGACAAGTTTTGTGAAATGAATATTGTAAATGAAAAGCGCCGTTCTATGAGTTTATTCCTTACGAACCTATTTAAGAATAATGTAATAACATTGGACTATGTATTTGATAATATAAATAATATTCAAACCATGATTGTAAATGAAGATACCATGAAAAATAGTAATAAGATTTCTGAAGTGGAAGAATTATGTGAAAATTTGTATATTCTACTTAGTAACATTCCAGTTGCCACATTAAAATCATACAGTCAGTGGAATGTGGTATATGATAATATTGTAAAGATAAAATCGATTGATATTAAACAATATTGTGGCATCTCGTCAAAGGCCAAATTTAAACATATGGATATTCTTGATAAAGTTAAATAAAACAATTGAATTACATAAA